CTTTTAAAATTCCTTCTTGTTCTGCTAATGCTTCTAATGATTTTAATTGTGCAACTGCTTGTTCAGATGAGCCTCCTGATACTAAAGTTTGTAGATTTAGTAGAGTTGCCATATTCTCAGCTGATGCTCCTGATAGAGCAGTTATGTTACCAAATTCTCTCGCAGTAGAAGCACTCAAAGTTGGTACTCTACCCATAGTTTCTGCTAAGGCTTTTACAGCATCTCGTGCTTTTTGTCCATCACCTAATAAAGCACCCATTCCTAATGCAGCAGACGACATTTGTGATGATAAAACAGCTGAGTCTACTGCGGTAGTTCCTAATTCTTGTCTAAGTTCTTTTGCTTTAAGAACAAAGTCAACCATCTTTTTAACTGCAAATCCTAAAGCAACTCCCGCTAAAGTAATTGGATTTAGAAATATGTCAGAAAAGTCTTTTAATTTATTTTTTAAATTGTCTATTTGGTCAAAGAAAGGGAGGTTCGCACCTAAGGTGTCAGTTATTTTTTGAGAATCTTTTCTCGCGGCATCAAATCCTTCACGCATATCGTCAAAATCTGCATCGTCTAAAAACTCTCCAAATTGTTCTTTTAGTTCTTTGAGTTTATCGTCAAACTCTTCTGTTATAAACGTTCCGTCTTGTAATTGGTCTATCGAATCTTGTCGTAACTTTTCTAAAGCGCTGTATCCTCGTGACTGCTCAAGGTTTCCGTTTTTCCTGGCTTTATTAGCGGCGTCTATTAAACTTGTAGACCTCGCATTTATACCTAAACCTTCTAAAAGTAATGATTTAGAATCTTTTGCTAATTTATTTGCTTTTCTTGCTAAACTATTACGTTCTTTAACATCTTTGACTTGTTGTTGTCTTGCTTCTTTTGAAGATTTTTCAGCTTTTTCTATATCATTAGCAAGAGATAATTCTGATTTTCTGAGTTTAATTAATTCTTTGTGTGCTTTGACTCCTAATATTCCTTCTTTGTTGTAACGGGCCGAATTTTTAGTAATATCGTCTTGTAACGATTTTATCTGTTCAAGTTCTTGTTTTGCGGCTTTTAAGTCTTTAGCGTTCATTTATTTACTTTATAAGACCTTTTGCTCTTAATCTGTCGTCCATACGTTTATGAGCCGCCCTCGCTGTTTTAACTGCTTTAGCAAATTCAGGGTCGTCTTTCATTATTTTTTTAGTTACTCTGTCTACACGACCTTGGGCTATCATACCAAAAAGTTTGTCTAAAAACCCTTCTTTAATTTGATTTTTCATAGAGATTCTCCGATTCGATTCTTATATAAATATCAAGTTACTCTAAAATTCTCGTTTAGGCATATAGTAAATACTGCCTGTAAAGTAACTTTGTCCGTCTGATGGTGATACTGAAATTTGTTGATAACTATCTGTCGGTATACTAACAACATTATAACTACCACTCGATAATAGATTGTCATAAGTAAAATGTGTTCCTGATTTAGAAAGTGATACTACAGAAGAGCTTAACCACATTTGGTCAGTAGTAAACTCTCTATTTTGTAATATCCCATCGTAAGTACTTAACTCATCTTTATTATCATACCAACTACCTGTAATGATTGTTACATTAGATTTGCCTGATGCGAATGCATTTGCCTTTTCTATCATTTCAGGATGTACTTCACAAATCGTATGAGAATTAATACTATGTGATTGAATATAATTTGAAGAAGCAAATCCTATTTCTAATATATCACCGCCATTCTCACATACATATGCGGCTGAAGCAGAATGAATTACATTTTGCCAATCTTCTGTTATAACTTGTTCTGCATTACTTCCTGTGAAATAGAAAGATGTTTTATTATCTGCAAATTCTATAGATTTTGAAACATAAGTACGGTCAATCTCTATGCCATCAATGTTTTGCCAAAGTAACATTATTACCTCCTGTTGTCTTATCTATAAATACTATTTACCGTGATTTATGTTTAGAATTTGCTTTCTTTACCGAGTCGTTTTCTTCTTTTTTAGCTTTTGATAATCGTCTGTAATGCCATTCTCTCATACCTATAGGCATTTTGTATAACTCATCAAAACTATAAAAACCTTGGCTAAAATAACCAAGTTGAAATATCTGTTCGTAGACGCTTTCTCTATATCGAGGCGTTAGGCCAAAAAAATCGAACGGTCATTGGGACCGTTACCTCCTGCTCACTTCCATCTGCTAATTTAATTTTAGTAGAGAAATCTATGTCAGGAACTACATTTGTTATGTACTCTCTAAAAGCCATTGAATCTCTTGCCATAAACTGATTATCTACAAAATCATCTATGTCTTTTGCTTCTGTTTTACCATCAACAGATTGAATAATAAGTTTATAACGATTAGTTAACTCTCTCGATTGCCCTGCTTTTTCATATGCTTTATTTAAATCGTCAAGTTGCTTTTCCATATGACCATCTAATATAGAAAAAACTATTTGATTTTTTGAAGTTGGTGTTGTAAATTTGAATGCATTCTTGTGTGGTTCTACAAGATTATTTTCATCTATCCAAATTTCTTTTAAATTTGTCAAATCAACATTCACTTCTTCATCTGCAATCATAATAGGATAATCTTTACCATACCCAAGTATACGTGCTGATACTAATAATGTATTTTTATCACCAATAATGAAGTCATCTAATTTAACTCCTTCTGTAACGATAATACTTTCTAATAGTTTATCTAATACAATACCCTTTTCTATAAGGTTAGGAGAAGTAAGAATATCTTCTTCTTTTGCTGTCATATATTTTATTTCAACTTTACCACTTGAAAGTGGATGTTCTTTAGGATACACTAATCCTCTTGAAGGTAAATCTATTACCTCAGTAGGGAATTTACTCATAACAATTACCTCTTAATTAAGTTAAGAATTTATAACTATTTATTTCGACTAAATTTTTCTGCTGCTGTTACGCCTAAGCCAACTATGGTAATATACATAAAGTTTTCAAGAATGATGTCTTTCACTTCAAACTGCCAAAATGTATTTGCTACCCAACTTGCTATTAGCATAACAAATGATGCGAAACCTATCGCCCGTTTAGACGATATCTTCGCATCACTTGATAGCATTTCTCTAATAAAATTCATATTTTAGAATTGTAATACTGCGTAGTCATAACGTAATGTACAAGTTATGTCTACAGGTTCACTAACTGACCAATCCAAATCTCCAAAATTTGCAGATTGAATATAAGCGCCTTTAAGGTCCCATTTCTCAACAACATCACCGACAGGTCCAAGTAATTGGAAGTTAACATTCTTTTTATAGAAGTCAGAGTATCCATCTCTTCCTGTTACTGATTCGTGTCCAAGTCTTATCCACTCAATAACTGCTTGAGCACCACTTGGTACGATTGGGTCATAAAGAGTAATGTCCAAAGGTTGCCAAGAAGCTTTACCTTTCACATAGCGCTTAACATTAATGTGATTTAATTCAATCTCTTCAAATTCTATTGATGGACGGTTTGCGGCTCTAATTAAGAAACTTGGTATACCTTCGACTTCCATAATAAAACGATTTTTCGTTTTTGGTTCGAAAGGTGTAAAAAATATCTCATTAGCATCTATCAAATCAGGCATCTGCTTTTCTCCTGTTAAGTTTATTGTTCTATTATAAATATAAGGATACTACAAAATCATCAGAAACAATGTATCTCTTTTTCTTAGTTTTTTCTTAGTTTTATAATATAAGAAAAAAGGGGCTCATAATTGAACCCCTTAGTTCTTTCAAACCTCCCTATTATTCAGGGAATGCTGCGCCTGTTGGCAATACAACAAAGTCGAGTACAATAAACTCAGCAGTTCTTGTAGGCTGTATGAAGATTTGACCAATTAATTGGTTTCTATCTACTACTTCAGGAGTATTATTGGAATCATCCATTACTACTCTGAATGCCGAAAGACCTGAACGTTGTTGTACAGATTCCATATAAGGATTGACAATGTTCAAGAAACGATTTCTCGTTGCCGCAGTATTTTGTTCAAATACTAAGAATCTTGAAGATGATGCTATGAACTTCTTCAAGTTAATTAATAATCTACGAACATTTATTCTGTCGAGCGCTGAAGGTCTTGATTGTAGAGTCTTTTGACCAAATGCTACAATACCCTGTCCTGGGAAAGAAGCAATCGGATTAACTTTACCATCATACAATTCATCTCTGTCTGTATGAGTTAATACCTTCTTAACATCAAGAGCGGCGATGCCACCACGATTTAAACCTGCGGGAGCAAACCATTCTTGACCGATTCTATCGTTCTGTGAAAAGACACCTAACATAACTACTGATGGTGGAACCCAAAGTTGAGGACCGCCTCCTGGATTAGATATCTGAACCCAAGGAAAGTAAGTAGCTACATAGTTGTTGTCTATACTCGCAACGTTACTAATAGCGTTTGCTACTGATTCGTTGTATTTAGAGCCATCTAATATGTAGAACGTATCACCACGATTTGATGCAATACTCATCGCCTTGTTACTAACAGCAGGATGATAAGCGTGTATAATACCTGGTGTTGCTAACATATTAATGTCGATAAAGTCAGGGTCAGCAAGTGTATTCAATGCTCTTTTATAAGCAACAGAACCACTCTTAACTGCTGTAGAACAATCAAGTCCTTGAGTGTTATTAGCAACAATATCGTTACCAAACTTAATTTCACGAGCAGGATTATCACCATCAAATCCCCACTGCATCGGTATTTTAAACTTACGCTGTTGTACGTTAGTTCCTGATGCTAATGATAACTGAGTTGTTGCGTTAGCAAATCCTGCGTTACCACCGGCTGAACCTGAAAGGTCTTCAAGTGAAAATGATACGTTTGCACCTACACCTGCATCTAAAGGTATCGGAGCTAAGTAAGCATTATTAATATAATTTGCTGCAGAAAAGTCCCAACCTGGAAATTTACCTGGGTCAAATTGTAAGTCACTATCTGAACTTGTTACAAACGATGCACTTGGTACATTAACACCACCTGCTATAGGATTGTTTACTTTACCAAATCCCATAGGCGCTAATGCTGGATTAGTACCATCTGTTAATGCTGTGTAATCACCGATTCTAATAAACTGAGCTTTATTACCATAATTGCTATATTTAGTAATCTTTCCGTTATTATCAGTTACTTCGTGTCCATCACCAATCATAGCAACTACAAAGTTAGAACTTTTAGGGTCTAAATTACATCCATTGAAGTTTTCAACAGAAGAAAATACACCACTATCGTTCTTTAGATAAACTTGTAAATCAAACTGAGCAAAGTCAGGTGATGTGTTGTTTGATGCTGCGGCTTTGATATTAGAAATAGCAATATGTATTCTTTCGTTCATTTCTGTACCTGAACCACGAGTATAAATTCTAAACAGACTTGAAGCAGCAGCGCCGTTCAATCTCTGTGAAATTATATAAGGTGTTCTTGCAACAGAATATGAACTATTACCTGTCCAAGTGTTAGCGTTACCATTTGCATCAAATGATTGTACACCATCTCGTAAGTTCAATGTAACAAGTGAACTTGAAATACTATTAGCACCGCTAACCGCTCCTGATGGAACTTTTCCGCCTTGATTAAAATACTTGTACATATAAACGTGATTAGTATTATCTTGCGGGTCAGATGTAACTGCATTAGTTCCGCCACCTGAAAAATTAGCACCTGGTATCGTGTTAAGTAAAAGGTCTGAACCTGATACACTAACCTTTACACTTCCTGATGCATAATCACCAAAACCGGCAGATGGGCCAGCATCAAGACTTCCACTAACTAAAGTAGAAGTTAAATCGCCTAATCCTGCTGAATGTTTTCTTGATGGTAATAAAGTTGCTAAAATTCGGTGTTGTTGAGCCGCGTGTCCGGTACCAAGTACTACGTTTACTGCGTCTACTGAGTATCCTCCTATACCTAATACTCTAACTACCGTCACACTTGGCGCTCCGCCATTCAAATATCTTTGTACTGCTATTCCTGTGTAGTAGTTCTTAGAACCACCTATCGCACCAAATTGAGCTTCAAAGTCACTTGCACTTGTGATTACGGTAGGAGTAAATGCAGGGCCTCGTAAAGTTGGTCCGACTACTGCGGCTCCAATCTCTGCGACACCTTGTGGTAAGAATGATAAATCTTTCTCTCGGGTAAATACACCCGGAGATACAATTCGTTCTGCCATTATTGTCTCCTGTTATAATAAAATGAGGTTATTGTGTTAAACATATATAAATAGTTTTTAAAATTTCAAAACGTTATATTTAACTCGGTTTATTTTCTTTTACCGGCACAAAATTGCCTGTTTTAGGGTCAAGAGTACCTGCACCATACTTATCACTTAGAATCTTTACTAAATCTTGTTCTTTAACTTGATTCTTTTTCCATTCATCACGAATAGAACTTTCTCTATTTTCAATAGTAGTTGCTCTGTCTTCTACTAATATTTTTTGAACTCCAAGATTACCTAACTCTGTTTGTAGAGCGCTGTAAGTATCTGCTACTTCGTTTATTTGTTTTAGTTCATCTTCTGAGAACTTTGTTTCGTTAGCCATTCGATTTCTCCTTAACTAATTTGTTATATGTTTCTACCCATTTGTCTTTGTATTGACCGTTCCACGTAGTATGCCAAGGCCCGCCACGTGTATAGTGAATTGCTTTTGGGTTAATATTATCGTTATACCATCCTTCTAACCAATTAAAAGTTGCTGGTATCTCTCCAACACACTCATCACTCGTCCATTCAAATCTATGTAACCACTTTGCATTTTTTGCATTAATATTTTTAACACTTAATTTTTTAATATCAGGATGTGAACAATTAAACATCATCAGACTTGACCAATTTTTTCTTGGATAATGTGT